TAATATTTTAATGGGTTATTCAAAAGAACATAAAAATCCTAGTGGTGGTTTAAATGAAAGAGGCAGAGCTTTTTTTAAAAAAACAGAAGGATCAAATTTAAAAGCTCCTGTATCAAAAGGTAAAAACCCTAGAAGGATCTCGTTTGCTGCAAGGTTTTCTAAAGTACCTGGCCCATTAATGAAAGATGGAAAACCAACAAGATTAAAACTTGCATTAAAAAAATGGGGATTTGCAAACAAACAAGCAGCTGCTAGTTTTGCTGCTAACAATAAGGCATCAGCATGATGTATTTAAAACCAGAAGAAATTTTATCAAGACACAAAAAAGCATTTGCTGCAAAAGAAAATTGGAGATCTATTTATGAAGAGTGTTATCAGTATGCTTTACCTCAAAGAAATTTATATGATGGTTATTATGAAGGTAATGTTCCTGGACAAAGTAAAATGTCTAGAGTGTTTGATAGTACAGCAATTCATTCTGTTCAAAGATTTGCTAATAGAATTCAATCTGGTTTATTTCCTCCATATAAAAAATGGTGCAGATTAGAACCTGGTAATGATATACCAGATGAAAGAAAAGGTGAAACGCAACAAGCTCTTGATTTATATTTAGATAAATTATTTTCTGTATTAAGACAAAGTAATTTTGATTTAGCTATTGGTGAGTTTTTATTAGATCTATCAGTTGGTACAGCTGCAATGTTAATTCAGCCTGGCGATGATTTAAACCCTGTAACATTTACTCCTGTTCCTCAATATTTAATTGCTATTGAAGAAGGGCCTAATGGTACAGTAGATAATGTATATAGAAAATTAAAAGTTAGAGCTGATACTATTGCTAGACAATTTCCAGACGCACAAATAAACCCAAGACTACAACAAATGATAGATGACAAACCACAAGAAAAAATAGAATTGTGTGAGGCTGTTGTAGTAGATCCAGATAAAAAAGATTATTGTTATCATGTTATTCATGAGAAATCTCAATCAGAATTAGTTTACAGAAGAATGAAACAATCACCATGGATAGTAAGTAGATATATGAAAGTGCCTGGTGAAGTAATGGGAAGAGGCCCCCTAACTACAGCAATTCCAGATATTAAAACATTAAACAAAACTTTAGAATTATTATTAAAGAATGCGTCATTAGCAATCTCTGGAATTTATACAGCAGCTGATGATGGAGTTTTAAATCCAAACAATATTAGAATTACTCCTGGTGCAATTATTCCTGTAGCTCGTAATGGTGGGCCACAAGGTGCATCGTTAGCTCCTTTGCCTAGAGCTGGTGATTTTAATGTATCTCAAATTGTTATTAATGATTTAAGAATGAATATTAAAAAAACATTATTAGATGATACTTTACCTCCGGATAATATGTCAGCTAGATCTGCAACAGAGATTGTAGAAAGAATGAAAGAGTTAGCTCAAAATATGGGAGCTGCATTCGGAAGATTAATTACAGAAACAATGGTTCCAATTATTCGTAGAACATTATTCATTATGGATGAAAAAGGTTTGATACAACTTCCTCTAAAGATAGATGGATTAGAAGTTAAAGTTGTACCAATATCACCTCTTGCTAAAGCTCAAAATTTAGAAGAAGTGAATGAGGTTATGCAGTTCTTTCAAATTGCAAACTCGTTAGGCCCTGGTGGGGTGGCTGAAATAAAACCGGATGCTATTGCTGCATTCGTTGGTGATAAACTTGGCATACCAGCTAGTTTAAGAAACAATGAAGAAGAAAAGCAACAGATCCAACAACAAGCTATGGCTATGCAGCAACAGATGATGATGCAGCAACAAACACCTGGGAATGAGCAACCTCAAGATCAAGCTCCTCCTCCAGAAGAACCAGCGATGGCTTTAGAGGCAGAGGCTAGATCTTAATGGCAGATATTAATACTCCAGGATGGGAAGGATTAAATACTCTAGATGTTCATCGTAAAGATGATCAATTAGAATTAGATAAGGCTTATGCAAGAACCTTTGATACTGATGAAGGTAAAAAGGTTTTAGAACATTTAAAACAAAAAACTTTAGATCAACCAACTTGGATACCAGGATCTGAAACATCTTTTGGCTTTGCTAGAGAAGGACAGAATTCTGTAATCCGAGATATATTAATGAGAATAGAAAGGGCAAAACAATCATGAGTGAAGAAAATCAAGAAGGTTTATTAGGTAATACTCCTACAGCAGAACCGGTAGAACCATCACCAGAGGAAACTACAATACCTCATAAGGAAGAAGAAAACGCAGAGGACAAAACTTATGAGAATGAAAAACAAGTAAAACTTGAGAAACCAGAATTTATAGAAGATAAATTTTGGGATGAAGAAAAAGGAGTTAAAACAGAAGATTTAAGTAAATCATATGCTGAATTACAAAAACAATTTTCTATGGGTAAACATAAAGCTCCTAAAGAATATGATATGTCAGCTTTAGAAGATATAGATGAAGATGATGAATTAGCATCTTACTTTAAAGATTGGGCAAAAGAAAACAAACCTACTCAAGCTGCGTTTGATAATCTCGTAAATAAATTTAAAGAATTATCTACAGCTCAAGCAGAAGAAGATAGTATTGATATTGAAGAAGAGAAAAAAATATTAGGGCCTAATGCAGATCAAATTATTAAAGGTATTACTACTTGGGGCCAGGGTTTAGTTGCTAAAGGCATTTGGTCAGAAAGTGACTTTGAAGAATTTAAAATCTTTGCAGCTACAGGCAATGGTATTAATGCTTTAAATAAAGTTCGTAAGTATTATGGTGAACAAACTATACCTACAGCTCCTGTTGATATTGAAGGTCAACCATCTAAAGATGAGCTTTATAGCCTAGTAAATGATCCTAAATACAAATCAGATCCAGCATTTAGAAGAAAAGTTGAAGAACAGTTTGCAAGAGCTTTCCCTGGTACTGCTACATCAACCGGTGAAATTTAATGAATAAATAATTTTTTAAACTATTTACTTTTATTATAAAATCGCTTATCTTTGCGAGTGAAGATAACGAATTTCATTTCGCCTTCTGGCTGGTGGGCAACAACACCATAAGATCAGCCGGACAAGTATTCCGACAACTGAAAAATAATAGTAACAATAATGTGTAATATAGGAGAAAAAATATGGCACAATCAATAACAAATGCTTTTGTTACTCTATTTGATGCTGAAGTTAAACAGGCTTACCAATCAGAAAGTGTATTGCGACAGGCTGTTAGATTAAGATCTGGAGTACAAGGGCAAACTTACAAGTTTAATAAACTTGGTAAGGGATCTGCTACTGCAAGAATACCTCAAACTGATGTTACTCCTTTAAATGTAACATACAGCCAGGTAACTGCAACTATGTCAGATTACAATGCTGCTGAATACAGCGATATTTTTCATCAAGCAAAAGTTAATTTTGATGAAAGATCAGAGCTTGTTCAAGTAGTATCAAAAGCAATCGGTAGAAGAATAGACCAATTAGTCATAGATGCTCTTAATGGTGCGTCTGGTGCATCAACAGTTGCAAAAACTGTTGTTACATCTGGTTCTGCTGCATCATCAAACTTGAATGTTGGAAAGTTAATAGCTGCGAAAAAAGCTCTTGACGCAAAAAATGTTCCTTTCGATGATCGTTGCATAGCTGTTCATGCTAACAATTTAGCTGGACTTCTAGGTGATGAAAGAGCAGTAAGTGGTGACTTTGCATCTATCAAAGCTCTTGTTTCTGGTGAGATCAATACTTTCATGGGAATGAAATTTATTGTTCTTGGCGACAGAGATGAAGGTGGTCTACCATTAACATCAAACGACAGAAGTGTTTTTGCGTTCCACAGATCAGCAATAGGTATGGCTGAAAACATGGCACAAAAAACAGAGATTAACTATGTTCCGGAAAAAACTTCGTTCCTAGTTAATTCAATGTTTAGTGCCGGTGCAGTATCTATAGATGATGAAGGTATCGTAAAAGTAACTTGTGACGAAAGCTAATAGAGGAGGATATAATTATGGCTTATGATAAAACAAACCTACAACCGATAGGTGGACAAAGTAAAGCTGGTATTGCTCCTCAAATGTGGAGTTACACAGCTCCTGGATCTGATACTTTAGCTGACATTAATACATCTGGATATTTCAATAGTGCATCCGATGTTTTAAAAGTTGGTGATCTTATTCACATCTGGGATAGTTCTGTACCTACTTCAAGTTTGGTAACTGTGTTATCGAATGCGAGTGGTGTAGTTGATGTATCTGATGGAACAGCTCTATCAGTTGCTGACGCAGACTAATAATAGAATAGAGGAGGCCCTTATGGGCCTCTTCTACAATTAGGAATTTTTATATGGCAAGTGGTGATACAAATATAACAATCTGCAACCAGGCATTAAATTTGCTGGGAGCTGATACAATAAGTTCATTTAGCGATACATCTAATGATGCTGCTGCTGTATGTAATAATATTTACGAAACTGTTAAAAGACAAACTCTGTCAATGTACCCTTGGAGTTTTGCTCTAACAAAATTACAATTAACTAAATCTGGAACATCACCAATAGGTGAGTGGGATAATAGATTTGATTTGCCTTCAACAGCTGTAGCTGGTCAAGCATTTCAAGTTTATAATTCAAAAGCAAATTTAGCTGTACCAATAACAAGTTACGAATTACAATACACTTCTTCTGGCCCAGCTATTTATACAAACGAAGAAACAATTTTTATTGATTATATTACAAGTGCAATTACAGAAGGTTTGATGCCTTCATATTTTGTACAACTACTTGTTTATATGATGGCCTGGCATTTAGCTGAACCGGTAACTGATCAAATAACAAAAGCAGATTATTGGAAAGTTGTAGCATTAGGTACACCATCTGAAAATGGCAGAGGTGGATATTTTAGATCAGCAAGTAATGCTGATGGCAGAGGCAAACCTAGCTATGCTATCCATGAATTTCCATTAACAGATGTTAGATAATGAGCAGAGCTGTATCTATACAAACAAATTTTACTACAGGGGAAATAGATCCTTTATTAAAATCTAGAATAGATATTGATCAATATTATAATTCTTTAGAACAAGCTCGTAATGTAGTTATTCAGCCACAAGGTGGTATTACTCGTAGACCAGGACTACAATACATTTCAACAATACCTTCTGCTGCTAATCCACAAAATGGATGTAGATTAGTTCCTTTTGAATTTTCAACTACACAAAGTTATATGTTGTTATTTGTACATAATAGAATGTACATTTACAAAGATAAAGTTTTACAAACAAACATTAATGGAACCGGTAATGATTATCTTGTTACTGCTATTGGATCTTCTAATTTATCAACTATTGATTATGCTCAATCAGCAGATACATTAATTGTTGTCCAGGAGGACATGGCCCCTAAACAAATTAAAAGAGGAGCTAGTCATACTACCTGGACTATTGCAGATATTAGTTTTGAGTACACACCCAAGTATGCATTTAGTTTATCTACATCAAATCCTTCAGCAACATTAACTCCTTCAGCTGTAGATGGTAATATAACATTAACTGCTGGATCTTCTGTTTTTGCATCTAGTAATGTTGATGATTATGTTGAGGCAGCAGATGGAATTGGTAGAGCTAGAATAACAAGATTTGTTTCTGGTACTGTTGTAGAGGCTATTGTTGAAATACCATTTTTTAATACTTCAGCTATTGCAAGTGGATCTTGGTTACTTGAAGTAGATTATGTAGATGCCTGGAGTGCTACTTATGGATACCCTAGAACAGTAACATTTCATGAAGGAAGATTATATTTTGGTGGATCTAAATCTAGGCCCAATACAATTTTTGCATCAAGAGTAGGAAGATTTTTTGATTTTAATCCAGGTGAAAGTTTAGATGATGATGCTATAGAAGTTACATTAAACACAGGCCAGGTTAATGCTGTTACAGGATTATTCTCTGGTAGAGATTTACAAATCTTTACTAAAGGTGGTGAATTCTTTTTACCACAATCAGATCTTGATCCAATCACACCAGGCAATGTTGTAATACAAGGTGCAACTAAAAGAGGATCTAAAGAAGGTATTAAGCCTGTAGGAGCTGAAAGTGGTACAATGTTTATACAAAGATCTGGTAAATCATTAAGAGAATTTTTATTTAGTGATGTAGAGTTATCTTACATATCAAATAATATTTCTTTATTATCTTCTCATTTACTTGTTACTCCAACAGATCTAGCATTAAGAAAAGCAACATCTACTGATGATGGTGATTTATTGTTAATTGTTAATACTGATGGATCTCTTGCAACTTATTCTATTTTAAGAGGTCAAAATGTTATAGCTCCTTCTTTGTCATCTACTGATGGTGAATTTGTAAAAGTTGCTGTAGATGTAGATACAATTTATTTTGTAATTAAAAGAACAGTAAACTCTAATACAGTTTATTATATTGAAACTTTTAATGATGATAATACTACTGACAGCAATAAATTATTAACTAGCTCTGCTGGTACATTACCAAACTCATCTACAATAACTAAAGCTGTTACTGTACAAAGTGTTTCTGGATCAAATAAATATTTTATAGATGGAGTACAACAAGCAACACTTAATTTGTATGAAGGTCATACTTATAAATTTGATCAATCAGATAATTCTAACTCTGGCCATCCATTAAGATTTTATTTAGATGCAAACAAAACTACAGCTTACACAACAGGAGTAACTACAAGTGGAACACCTGGATCTTCTGGGGCCTACACACAAATCGTAGTAGCTAGTGCAGCTCCTACTTTACATTATCAATGTTCATCTCATGCAGCCATGGGAGGTGTAGCCAACACTCCTAGTGGTGCATCTATAACAGGATTAACTCATTTAGAAGGTAAAACAGTTAAAGTGATAATTGATGATGCTATGGCAGCAGATGCTACAGTTGCCTCTGGAGCTATAGTAGTTAGCACATTGCCAACAAGTTATATTGAAATAGGATTAAATTATACACCAACTGTTAAAACAATGCCGGTAGAATTAAAATTACCAAGTGGTAATACAGTAGGACAAAAGAAAAGAATAGTAGAGGCATCAGCATTATTATACCTTTCACAAAATTTAACTTTAGATGCTAAAGAGTTTCCATTTACAGCAGCAACTTTTTTTACAGGAAAGAAAAGAAGAAAACCAATGTTAGGTTATGATCGAGAAGGTCAACTAACATTTAGTCAATCAGCTCCCCTTTTCTTTACTTTATTAGGTGTGGAGTATAAAGTGAGTGTAGGACAATAATGGCAAACCCTTGGGCAATCATTGGAGTAATATCAAGTATAGGTAAGGCCTATGCTACTTTGTATTCAGCAGCTGCTACTAAAGCTAGTCTAGATGCTAAAGCAGATATATCTGCATTACAATTTAAAGAAAGAAGAATTGAATTTAAAGAACAAGGTGTTGAGGCATTAAAAGAAACTAATAAGGCATTAGGTACTATTGTTGCAAGAGGTGCAGCTGGTGGGGCCTTAACAAACGAAGGATCTATTTTAACTTCACAAATAGTTTCATTAAGAGAAGGAGCAGAAGATTTTTCTCTTGCAGCAATTAACCAGGAGCTTACACAGAATTTAGGAATTATAGAATTTAATAATTATAAGATAGCTGGTAAACAAGCTAAAAAAATGGGTTACTTAAATGCTATCTTTGGCCTGGGTACTGATATGGCTACTATGTCTACAACAGGAGTTTTTGATAAAAAACCAGATACAGGAGTAAAAGTAGGGGATGCACCATAATGGCAAGAGAAAGAAAAACATATCCAGGTGGTTTAGTTAGAGGTGGAGCTGTAGTTAATGTTGCATTTCCACAGTACCAAGTCATGGCTAGTGGTATGGATAGCTTAAATCAAAAACTAGATCGTATTAATGATTTTGCATTAAAAAAATTAGATAAGGATATGGAAAGAGCTGGTATTAAATATGCAGCAGAAAATCCTATTTCAACAGATCAATTCCTAGATGCTAATCCAGATCAAAAAAATAAAATGGTTAAAGGTAATCCTAATACTACTTATGGATCTGCTATTAGAGCTACACAATTAAATTTACTTACTTCTCAAATTACAATGAAAGCACAAAATGATTTTGCAGATCTTAAAACTAAAGCATATGCAAATAATATGGATCTTGAAACATACACTAACGAATTAAATGCTATTGTTAATGGATATACAGATGCTGTTTTAGAAGTAGATGGTGAGGCAAGTATTGTAGCCAATGCTAAACTTGCAACAACAGCTAATACATATCTTACATCTTATTCAGATAAATTATTAAAAGATTATAA